GAGGCTCTTCATAAAAGTCAACATCATCCTTTTTCCGGATTGGCTTTCGATAAGAGATACTCTGGAGCTTTGTCGGTGATATCAGTGTTGATGCCGAGCCGATAAATTGAGTTTCAAATTCTTGCCTAAACTGATCTTCAGAGGTGTTGGCGATCTGCTCCTGCTTCCATTGTTCATCACGTCCCGGAACATCCCACCAGTTGATCTCGATTGGCTTGAAGTTGGATCGGCCTTCTCTGGCCTCCATCCACATCTTATAAAAGTGGTTCATACCCTTGGGTGTTGACACAACTATCATCTTCGTGTCAGCACCAGACGAGATTGTCGGGTAAACTGATCGGAAGAAGTCCTCAGCATCGTTTGGTGGAACGAACGCGAACTCGTCAAGCATGATCAAGGAGAATGACATTCCTCGAGCAGCAGAACTTGATGATGATGTGGCCAATACGGCTGATCCATTCTCAAGTTTCATTGATCTCTTGTTGAAGCTCTGAACCCCCTGTTGAAGCCAGAATGGAAGACTCTCATATGCCATCTGCAATCTTCCCAGAAGTTCCTGAGCGAGTTCCGCTTTGTTGGCTAGGATTCCGACTTGCTTTCCTGGATTGAAGAGGATGAACCAGAGGATAAACGCCACCGACACTGTTGACTTTCCACACTGACGAGGAAGTTTGCAGATGTTAAATCGGTTGTTTCTGAAGTCTGTCACCATTCCACGTTGGAATCCGAAGAGGGTGAACGGGATTGTTCCATAGTCAACCGACATGATCCGCACGAATGTCTCCGCGAAGTAAATCGGGTCATTCATGCATCTTCGATACTCGAGGAGCTCTTCCTGTGTGTATTGGAGAGTGGTGTGTTCGCCCTTGACATTCGGGTTTCCGAGATAGTGTGAGACACCATGTTGGTTCCGGATGAAGAGTTGTGGATGAGTCTTTTCTGTGGGTGCGTCAGGGGTTTGTCTGGTCGATGCGAGATGTAATATCAGATTGGCTTTGTTTTTATAATAATGATCGCCGAACTTCTTCCAGCCTTGATGCTCATTGTCTAAATCAACGAACTCTTTATTCACATACTGTATGGCGTCCATTTAAAGATCCCTTCCAAGGAACTCCAAGAGATCGCGAGTGTTCAGTTCCACGTTCAGATTGTTGTTCGTCACTTCGCCTTTATTCTTCGTACTATTCGGATTGATGAGCTTCTCAGTTCTGAGATGGTGGTCCATCATGGACTTCGCCACGTCAGTGAGTGCTGAGGCTGTCTGAGCAGCCACCTCGATCGCCCTTGGGTGTTCCGATTCCTTTGCGAGTTCAGTCGCAGCCTCAAGGATGTCCTGAAGCTTCTCAGCGCTTGCATAAAGAAGGTCACGTGCATATTCATAGTCATCTGCTCGGTTCTTTTTGATCACGACCATCTCTTGAGAGGTATCGTCAACCACAACCAAATCTTTGTTATCTTCGCTCATAATTTTTCCCTGGAAAACGTATTCATTAAAGTTATTTATTATGACAGAAATCCGACTTTTTCCAATGTTTATTTAAAAAAACGACTTTAAAGACTATAGTAGAGTTACTCCCTTCAAACTCATCAGCCCCCGCTAAATAGTGTTAAGGGTAAACAGGGTTAGTGAGGTTAAGGAACACTGTGTGTTCAACCCCTGTTGGGGTTGCCTGTGTATGTGTTAACCCTCAAATTTTTTTTCCTCAACCACCGACTTGAATAAATAATTCACACGAACAGAGAGATATCATTATGGATTTGACTTTTGCGATAATTTTAGGACTGATTTGGTCACAGATTATCTCACATTTTGGCGCGAGCATTTTACTCCACCGTTATTATTGCCATCACCAGTTTTCCGTACCCGTTTGGTTTGAGAGGGTTGGCCTATTCATGTTGATGGTCGCGGTGATTCGTTCACCCGTTGGTTGGATTGCGTCACACAGAATGCATCATTCGTTCAGCGATGGCCCAGGAGATCCACACGCGATTTCACAGGTTGGTTGGTTCAAGGTTATCACGACCACTTGGACAATCAAGAAGATCCCCATCAAATATGCAAGAGACCTTTTTCTCAATCCCAACCTCCTTTGGTGTCATAATCATTGGTTCAAGGTTTTGGTTTTAGTCTGGGTAATCTCGTTCGCAATCAGTCCTTATTTCTTTATTGGGTTTGCCCTCGTTCCATTCATTTTTGCCAAGATCGGTTTTGGTTTGTTGAATAGCGTTGGTCATATGGACGGCCCGAGTAACGTCCCTTGGTTGAACATCTTCATCTCAGGCGAAGGATATCATAAGAACCACCATGATGATTCAAAGCGAGTTCGTCTCCACAAATATGACACTGGAGGATGGCTTGCAGAAAAGATTTTTAAGGGATAACCCATTCGTTCAAGCCCCTGTTTGGGATGAGGTGAAGGAAGCTCTCAGTGAAATAAAGATTTCTGATTCTTATTATTCGAGGGGTGACAAAAAAGCCACCATTGACCTTGAGAGAGTACTTGAGAAGCACCGAAAATGGGTTTCCGGAATCGTTGATCTTTCCGATTTTAAATATGGTTATGTGACTTCCGGAGTGACCGAAGCCCTCAACCATTGGCGCATGACAGATCAGAGACCGTGGTGTTTCTTCGAAGGTGACTATCAATGGCCTAACATCGTTTCCAAGAATGGAGTTGAAGTCAAGGAAACCAGAAATGAGACTGATGTTCTCTATGTCAGCAACCCCTCATGCTCAACCGGAAACTTTATTGACATCAAAGACATTAAAAATCCAGTGATTCTTGATTGCGCGTATGTTGGTTCGACTCGAGTTCAGAGGATTGGTGTTCCAGAAAATACTGAACAGATCATGTTCGGATTTAGTAAAGGATTTGGTTTGGTTGGGCAGAGGTGCGGCATTGTTTACACGAAGAAACCACACCCAACTTTCCACCCAATGAAACAGGTTGAATGTTGGGATTACACGACCCCGTTGATTATCGAATCAATCATTGAGAGGTTTTCTGTTGATGAGATGTTCGAGAAATATTCAGAAACACAGAAGACATTATGCGAAGAAAACCACCTCATTCCAAGTGATTCATATTTCATTGCGACGAGCGAAGACCCATACTACCGAATAAGACGAAGGAAAGGCGAAACCGCGAGGTTGTGCATGACTTCATTAAGTGAGAAGACAAATGAGAAAGAATGACCTCCCGACAACTGCATCATTGAACCTTGAGATTGACCTTGAACGACTTCGTGCCGAGACAAATGCGATCTCCATGGACTTTGTTGATGTCAAGACTGCAAACCCGATGTTATGTGACAACCACGTTGACTTGGTGAAGAGCGTTTATGATGATTTCGAGCAGATCAACCTGACAACCCCGAGCGAGACAATGGACTTCACGTCAAGTATCAAGGAGAGGCTCAGAAGAAGGGAGGAGCACCTTTATAACGTCCCGACAGAACAGTACATTGGGAGCATCTTCGAAGAGATCGTGAAGCAGTGCAAAGCGCCTGCGAGTAGAATCCGAATCACGAAGTTGGCTCCAGGGAAGACCATTCCGTTCCACGTCGATTATGACGTTTCATATGCAGTGAGATGCATCGTTCCGATCTTCGGAGGAGGCGATGTCGTGAACCTGTTCAAGCGTGACGGGAAACTCGAAGCGTATAATCTTGAGGATGGGGTTGCGAGCTTTTTGAATATTGGATTCCCTCATGCGGTCGTGAACATGGGTTCTGAACCGAGAATAGCATTGATGTTTAGTTTGGATGGAACCGATGACCTCCTTGATTTATGATTTTAGTGATGAGCAACTGAAGGATTTCCTTTCTGGTGTTCAGACGAAGGGTTGGGGTTTGTTACATGATCAAGACCTCAGCGAAGACCGAATGGCGTCTTTGTTCCGTAGGATTGGTGTCTGTGAGACGCCTGACCTGTTCATGAACCACAAGAAGAACCCAGAGATTTTCGAGGTTTCTGATAAAAAAGATTCAAACGGGAATAAAACGGGGATGTTCGGGGGCGGAGAACTTGGTTGGCATTCGAACGGGAACAGTCGCCATTTGAACGACAAGATCCTGATCGGTCTTTATTGCGTCGAGGGAAATGAGAACACGACCTTGAGCATGTGCAACACGACCGACCCATTCTTGAGTCTTTCTGATGAAGAACGGGAATATTGGAAGACGATCAAGATCAAGATAAAATTTCAGAACCACACGATGTATTCACTGGAAGAAGACGACCCCGAACTTGAGTTCATGAACAAGAACAGAGGAAGCATCAGAGAACTCGTTGGAATCCACCCACACAATCACCAACCGTATTTTTACTTTCCGTATCATTTCATCGTTGGGGCGTGGGAAGGAAAGAAGAAGATCAACCACGAAGAGATGATTGAGAGACTCAAGTTGATCATTTTCAAGAGTAAATATCAACAACACCATGTCTTTCAACACGGAGACTTGATGCTGATGGACCAGTTTACGTCACTTCACAGGAGAACCCCTGTTGGAGGAGACAGATTATTATGGAGAACCGCGTGTGACTATTCAAACACCTAAAGATTACATCAAGATTCAGAAATCAACGAATCGCCCGATACCTTGGCCTCAACTCGGGAACGACGACGAACCTTCATCAGAACAGATATCAATCCCCCTCAAAGAAAACTATGCAATGGATGATATGTGGTATCTTGATACCCCAGAAG